TTACTCTTCCAAAAAATCTCTTAGTTTCCTGCTTCTTGTCGGATGCCGAAGCTTTCTCAAGGCCTTCGCTTCTATCTGACGAATGCGTTCTCTGGTTACCTGAAATTCTCGTCCGACTTCCTCAAGTGTATGCGGTTTGCCGTCCTCTAAGCCAAAACGGAGTGCAAGTACTTTCTGCTCTCTCTCGGATAAAGTATCCATCACCTTTTCAAGCTGTTCTCGGAGTAATGTATGCGCTGCCTCATCAGCAGGAACAGGAATGTGCTCATCCTGAATAAAGTCTCCAAGATGGCTGTCCTCTTCCTCGCCAATGGGGGTTTCTAAGGAAACAGGTTCCTGTGATATTTTCGAAATCTCAAGCACACGCTCCACGGGCAGGTTCATTGCCTCCGCTATTTCTTCTGGAGTCGGCTCTCTGCCGTATTCCTGCAACAGTCTTCTGCTTGTACGATTCACCCGGTTCATAGTTTCTACCATATGGACTGGAATCCGTATGGTTCTTGCCTGATCAGCAATCGCGCGGGTAATAGATTGACGAATCCACCAGGTTAAGGTCAGTTACCGTATAACAAAATATGATAGAAATAAAGGAGAAGTAATTATATTATACAAGAAGAAAGAGGACGTTTCAAGCGCCCTCTTTTATTTTTCGCAAAACTGACCGATATTCTCGCGGATACATTGCTTCGATGGCTTTCATGTGTTCGTCAAGCACGCGTAATAAGTGCTCAAAGTCTGCGTTTCGGGCGATTTCTTTAAATTCAGAATCCGGCTCGGAACTGTAAGAGTAGTATGATGTGTTGGAAGATAGTTGGTTCGGTTGTTGATTGCTCATTAAATTATTGCGTACATTGTATAAAATCGAAAGCCGTTCGCAAGTGGCGTAGGTTGTTTTTCCTGCCTCTAATGCCGCAATTTCGGCATTAATTTCGTCCATATTAATCATTGCGGCACTCCTTTCTCTTATCGGTCTAATTCTGCTAATGCTCTGCCTAGTGCTGCCTGATCTGTACTAGACAGATTACTGTCGTGCATCATGTCTTTGATAGTTTCTTTTACCTGCATTTTTGCATCGTTGTAAGAGTAATGCCCCCTCACATAGTGCTGACCTCTACGAGCGTTGCTATAGTCGTCGTAATCCATGTCAGGATAACGCCCGCGACTGTATCTTCCTGACGTGTTCCAGTCGCCGCCACGGCTGTATTCGTTGCCACCTTCCAGATACATGATTTTGTCAATATTTTTAATTGTGTCTGTCAGTTTGTGGACTGCTTCTAAATCCCCGGCGCTCATATCGCCTTTGTTCGAAATCTCGTCCAGCTCTCTGCACATCATCTTTTTTAATTTGTGTAATGATTCCATTTTTCGCCCTCCTTTACGCTACTCTCTCGGCGATTAAATTGCTATTGGCTATACTAATTGCCTGCGTAGATGTATTTTCGACTGCGATTGTTATGCAACATCCGCGCGGCACGTCAATAAATGCCGCCGTAAATACATTAAAATATTCGCCTACGGCTGCAGGTGTTACGATTGCTGTCGCACTATTTAATGGTTCTCCGGCGATTGCCAGGGCAATAGAAATAGGTGTCACAGTTCCACCGGCGGGTATGGCGATATTAGCCCCGAAGCTGACCTTATAGCGCGCCCTGCACTGGTTTGTAAGGCCTCTAAGGGTCACAATTCCTGCCCCCTCCCGGTGTGTAATACAGCTACCGCACTTTACGGCTGTCTCTGTGAGCGGTAAATTCTGCCCCGCTGCTACGGTTACAACATTACTATTGGTAAATTCTGCCACGTTATATCACTCCTTTTTTAATAATAAACGGCGGAACGATCGCCCCGCCGCTATAAGCATCATCGGCACAAGCCGAACAATCCCGTCAACGCAGGAAGCTGCTAATTATAAAATTTTAGCATCCGCAACCGGTATTACATCCACAGTTACCGTACTGATATGGTGCGGAAACCGGAAAAGCCGGCACCGGTCTAGGGTTGTAATAAGTAAACTGACCCTGCATATATGTCTTCAATGTTTCATTCTGTGACGCCTGAGAAGCTGCTAACTGTGCCGCAAACAACTGCTGATTCTGCTCGGCAATCTTAGCGTCCTTAGCTTCAATTCTCTGTGCTGTGAGGGCATCAAGGATGGCTCTGGCGTTGTTGTTCTGGTTATCGATAATATCCCTTGTGTTGTTTGCGTTGTTAAAGTTTGTCTGGCAGAAGCCGTTTGTAACTTCCTGCTGGATTGCGTTAGAATTCATTGCCATGTTGTAATTGACGCCCGCAATAGCCTGTTTATTATCACAACAGCACTGTGCTAACTGTGCCTGCAAAGCGTTAAAACTCTGCATATCTGCAATCTGTCCCTGCTGGATTGCATTTCGTGTATCATACCCGTTCTGCTGGATTGTGCTATTTGTTCCTGCAAATCCGTTGAGCAGAGAGGTGTTCATCGCATAAAATCCATCACAAATACCGCTGTTGATGGCATCACCCTTGCGCTCAAGGGAGGAAATGCCGCTATCAATCTGGCGCTGTAAGGTTGCGAAATCAGAGGCTAATACATAGTTATCTACCGCGCCTCCGCCGCCATTATTCCATCCATTTCCGTTTCCCCATCCACAAAAGATAAAGAGAAACAGAATAATAATCCACCAGGCGCCGTTGCCGTCCCCAAATGCTCCGTTGTTGTTGTTGCCTGTGACTGCTGCTAAATCAGCCGGGCTCATTCCATCTGTTGTTAATCCCATGAAATCACTCCTTTTTATTTATTTAAAACCTTTTAAGAGGTTTTGAAACTGTGTTGCCATACCCTGCAACTGGTTATACTGTTGCTGGCTCATCTGCCCGCTATTTAGCAGATTCTGTACTTCCTGCTTCGGGTCCCCTTGAAACTGCTGCCTGAACTGCTGAAACTGCTGTATCATCTGCATTGGATTGAGATTCATTTAATACCCTCCTTCTTAACGTCTCCATTTGCCTTTCTAGGGCGTTTAAGCGTTCCTCATAGTTGATTGGTTGGCTAGATTGTGAAAGCTCCGCTGTGGGCGAATTTGAGCCCTTACGCTTATACTCAAACACCTCTAAAAACGGTCTGCCCGTCTGGTCCGCTCTTTTTTCGTAAAAAACTGGCGCCTGACTGTCCCATAGGCGGACAAAAGAGTTTGGTGCCACTAAATATGCCTCCGCCGCACCCTGTCCTTGCACCCAAATCCGCTCATCGGGATTGGATTGTTGTTGCATTTGTTGGGGCGGCGCCTGCTGTTGTTTTAATCGGTTGAGCTGGTCAAGATAGTCTGGTTGCGGATATTGTGCAAATTGTGGATACTGTTGTGGATATTGTGGATAACCGAACATTTATTTTCCTCCTTCCCTCCAATAGTAGATAGGTGTCATTGCTCCACTGTCCCACGTATCGTAGTAATTGCCGTCAATTACCGCTATAACGTGCCCTGACAGTGCTAAAATATAAACCCCTTCTGGGTGGTTGTTTGCAAATTCTGATACAGTGCAAGTCATGTACTCATCGGGGATTATGTAGCGATTAAACCCCCTATCTTTGAGGTATGCACCCCACACCGCGTTAGCTGAGGGCATATCTGACAACATTAAGCCGTACAGAGCAAGTTGTATATATGTTTCTTCCCACGTTTGCTTTGTAGCTTTTGAGATAGCGCGCACGGTGCAATCTCCCACTTTTGCCGCCGCCGGGTTAGGATTCCAATATTGATACATCTTTCTGCCCTCCTTATAGTTTTATTATCGCAAAAAAATAAGCGCACCACCACGAAGACAGCACGCTTATTTCTGCGTAATTTTTAAATTATCTTTAGTTTCTTAAAGGCTGTTTATGTATGGGATCGTGCCGGGAACTAACAAAATTTTTTCCACGGCGCAACTCCACAGCCCCTGTAATCCTCTCGTGCTTATATCCATTTTCTCGGCGGCTTGCTCCTGCGTTAATCCGTCAAAAAGCAAGTACTGTACAGTTTCGCGCTCCCGCAAGGTTAAGCGGGCGCACGACAAGGCGTAGTCAATAAATTGTTTATCGCCTAATTTCCAGAGTTTTTTTATCAAACTTCTGTTCACTGCATCACCTCAAACACGCAAAAATTACGTAAATTTATTTCATTTTGTCCAGTCCCAAAATCGCTCTAACTTTGTCTGGAAGCAAATCAGGGTTAATTTTACCGATGTTTTCCACGATGGAACCAAGTTCCATCAAAATGATGTATACGCACACGCCTGCGGCAATAGGCACCCGAAAGCCCAAGTCTACATATTTCTGGGCGTAGTCTATAAGATACGCAAGCACCACGAGCGTAATGGAGCCAAATTTATGGTACAATCCTTTCCTCATTTCCGAGGATTTCCACTCGTGGTTAGCGCAGGCAGCTACTCCACCACTAGCCAAATCAAAAACTACAAAAATGCAAGTTATTAGCGGCAACATAATTTCACTCATCTCCATTCCTCCTTAAAAATTATTTTTCTTTTGTTTTTATGAATTAATTAAAGCCCTCTTTAGTTAATTAGTTTCTGCTTTCGGTTCTTCTTCAACCACAACGTCCATTAACTCATTGTACTGTTCCTCTGTGATTCTCCCAACTGCAAAAAACACATCAATCTTATTTTTTAAATCATCTGTAAGTCCATTTCTTTCTTTAAGTTTTAATAATGTTCTATATAACATAATCATACCTCCAATTCTGTTAATGCTACTGCGTATTCGCTGTTAACGTAAGCTTCTGCGGACGTGGTATCCATGTCATAGATGTAGTCACGGTTGTCGCTTAGTTGCTTCTTCACGTAGTTCCAACCGTTAGCCATTGAGATAGGGTAATTGAATGTAGTGCAGCCGTCTAGTTGGTCGGATGTGATGAATATGTTGGTTACGGGATGCTTGGTCTTGAGCGCTTGCAAGGATTGGATTTGCTCGGATGTTAAATCTTCTTCTATTGGTGTAGCAAGCTCGTATATTATTTCTGCGTTTAATCTAGTATATTGTTCTAATGTTGCGTATCCGTCCAATCTCATTCTTAGGCTATTAGAGCCATCGCTAGAAATTCCAATTTGACTATTGCTTGTCGTGATTGAATTAAACTGTACTAAATTACATAGTGCAAATACTTCAGTAATTGTCTTTGGCTTCGCACTAGGAAGATTGTAGGTGTAGAACGGACTACCACTACTACTTAACCTACCATTTTTGCTTAAAGGTTCTCTCTTAATACATCTCAAAACTTTTCCACGCTCTACATCTATATAATCGCTTACATACTGTTGTCCATCAATTGTGACGTTGCCATTACTTGCTACAGGAATGGCGTTGAGAGTGTATGGGAGGGTGACAGTCTGAGATTTTGTCCCATCTTCATTTGACACCTTCACCGTCGGGTTCACCACGCTCTTAATCTCAACTGGGTTCTCTGGTGAGGGTGTTCCATCCTGTGAAGATTTTCCGTATATCATCATATCTTGAATTTTGCCATTGTCAGAATCGGCAAGATGAGTTTCACCCTGATTCGATGCATAGAACTTTGTAATTTTGTTGGATAAATCTTCCTTTAGCAAACCAATTTCTTTTTTTAACGGGCCAAGGTCTTCTGTTGCTTTCCCATGTTTTGAGAGTACATACGCCTCATCTCCCGTTAAACCACTTTTTCTCATGCTCTACACCTCCCTAAAGTAAAAACCACTTGTTATCAGGGGCATAAAAGCCATATAATTCCCCTGTGTCTACACATAACGCCGTCGAACCACTTGCAACATAATGAGGCAATTTATCTACTTCAGAAGACTTCCCCCAGTAATATCGCTTACTTCCGTCCGTATCTATGCAATCCCAGCCGCCTAAATCGTGTATAACATCTCCTTTACGGTATGTCTGCCCGTCAATAATTATTGTCCCACTAGCTATCATACTTTCGCCTCCTTATGCATAAATTGTATCAGATATCCTCTGCATCTTCGTAATCTGGAAGTGTTTTGAGATACTTATAAGCATCTTCAATAGTCATATTCTCTTCATACTCTTTCTCATATGTAACAGCGGCTCTGTACGGTCTGTCACCGTTGCTTTCCATAGCTCTACCAATCTCATCTACATAAGATACTACAGCTATTGAATCATGACTGTTGATTGTAGACTGAATATATAATATTCTGTGATAATTAGTAACTACGCCGTCGCTTTGACGAATTTCTTTTTTTAAAGCCAATTTTATTATTCCTCCTATGAGAATGTTATCTTAATATTAGCCCAGATGCCGCAAGGACTATTGTTTGTAACATCTTTGGTATTTGGCATTGTTGCAAATACATGGATGCAGCCTCCACTAAGCGTTGAGTGTACAGTATATTTGCTAGGTTTGACATATTTTGTTGATGAGCCACCATACAAATACTTATTATTTTGTCGGACCATAAGCCCTTCCACACTTGTTACTGTTACCGTCGGGTTCCCAATTATTGGTTTTGATAATGGAATTATAAAAATGACATCCTTGCCGGAACTCGTAATATATCCAGCAGTACCAAAAGTTGCACTGATCGAATCGCCAGCGCAAAAATATGGTCTCCAAGTCCCTAAATAGGTGGATAAATATATTCTCCCTGCATCCAACTTTATTACGTCTGAAGACACAATCTTTGTATTAGAGTTATCAGCATATATCCCATTTCCAATGCTTTCGTACAAATCAGTATAGGATGTTCCACTTTTTACAGATAACGAGAGACTCATATTATCTTTTGCACTATCATAATATAATTCAAGCGCAGCTTTACCACCGACATTAGTATCATTTGCATCTTTTGTTTGCTGTGTTGATACAACAATGTTGTTTTGTGACTTTACGACCGAGCCAGCGCCACTATAAACAGGGTCTCCGTCTTCATTCACTACTTTAATATCTGTAATTCCAAATCGTACAATTTCGCTGTTATTGTTGCGCACACACATTCCATTTGCGTCAAGTAACGCGTTCTGTCCAAGCGTATTGCCTCGCATATCACCGACAACTAATCCAAGTCCTTCGATATATTTCATAAAGTTAGTTGCAACTTTAGCAGCCTCTGATATCTTGTCTTCCTGACTGCTAAAGTTTTCCTCGGTAACATCTTTAAAGTTCTCGTAGGATTTCTTTACCTTAGTAGCTGTCTTATTCGCTTTAATTGCAACAGAGTCATCCGTAGGTGGTGCTGTAATGTTTCCTGTTAACCATGCTTTTCCGCCGCTGACACGGATTTTTACTGTGTCACCTGTCTTACAATTAATCGCCATCTGTGCGGGGGTTTCATCTGCTCCACCGTCAATGTGGACATATGCCGTTTTTTCGTCAACGCGAAGGACTTTTGCAACCGTGTCGTAAGGCTTTGTTTTGCTTTCTTTCATTGCCGAGGCAATCTCTTTTATGAAATCATTCAATGCTCTCTACCTCTTCCTTTGTCCGGCATCCGTGTTCAAGCGACAAGGTTTGTGATATTATTCTGAATTTTCCAGTAAGGCCATGTCTCGGATAATTTAGAAAGACCACATCGCCTAAAAGAACGTCCTCGAAAAATCGCCGGCTATACTGTATCGTTCTGGCAGGATTCTGCAATTCTTTTAGTTTTCTAACGGCATAAGCCGCTATGTTTTCCCCGGAAGATAATTCAACGCCTGTTTCCGATTTCCACACTTCCCTGCCCCGGCTGACGGTTGATAAATAACTGTCCGGGCTGTCGTCCCGCGCGATGGCTGCGCCGTAATCGTCATGTATTGCCATAAAACAGTTCGGTGTGTCGTACCAATTAAATGTGTCTGTTACATCGCACTCTATGATGTCGTTTGCGTTAATCCCCACTGTAAGACTGCTATTATTATCATTTGCGCAGATAACAATGCTTCCATCGCCAAGTATTCGCATCCGCCAGCCAATGGCATCTAAAATATGCAGCGCCATTGTGAGCCTTGTTTCCCCATCTTCCGCAACGATATTATCTGTAGTTATCGGCGATGTTCCTTCGACATACACAGGGGCGGGGATGCAATCATTAAGCAGATTTTTAATCTGTTTTGCTCCGCTACCGGCTGGTGCATAATAGCCACGCGGCAGGATTACATCATCTGCCGGCTTGAGAACGGAATAACAGTCAATATTGTAAGTTTCTCTCACACCATCAAGCTTTCTTTCTGGGAAGGCGGTCAGGCCAGTAAATAGCGCTACTTTTGCTCCCGACCCTCCCTGTCTGGCTTGTAGGTAAATGCGGACCCAACACTCATTGTCTGTTATCTTTTCCGTCATTGTGACGGAAGCAGATTCCCTTAAATCTGACGTACTGTCCCGGTCAATACTACCCTCAGTAAATTCAAATTCTTGACGGTCTGTCCACGTCTTAGGGTCAACTGTTGTTAAAATATATCTTGCTGAAAATCCTTTGCTCCAATCCATCACGCCACCTCATTAGGATGCTCTGCGTTCCACTGTTCTTCCGTCACAGCATCCAGTTCTTCCGAATCCACTTTTTTTATCGTTAATGAGAAATCTGTCCTCATTTTATTATCGTGGTCTTTTTTCTCCGACACCTGTATATCGCAGGAAAACGATGAACCATCTGGTGTCCTAACGTGACATATTCCGGGATACGTTGCGAGCCGTCTCATTTGCTCAATCATCGTTGGTTCTGTCAGTGAGATACTTACTGCATCAATTTTTAAATCGCGAGTGATCGCAGGGTTCCAATCGCCTTGCACAGAGCCCCCAAGGTATACTGTCCTCTCAAAATCTTTATCCCACGAATTATCTAAATCAAGGTTATACTGGATTTCGATAGATTCACCGTCAAAATCAATGATTGCCTTTTTATATTCGATGGAAAAATCGCTATATAACCACGCAAACGAACTATCTGACGTTATATAGTCACCGTTGGCAGTTTTATTTACAACCAGTATGCCGCCGTACTCATTTAACGCCGGGTATGGGTCAACATATTTCTGTCCATAAACCCCATTTTCCAGAATCAATTCTGCTCTGTCTACACTCATCCGATACAAGTCGAATGTATCCCCATCAGCATATGTGGTTGGTTTAGCAACAACAATACTCGCTGTTTTGTTGTCTGCAATCGTATTTACAGTGGCCGTTGGTACTTCCGGCTGGTGTTTCCACCGTACAACAAACGGTATCTTTTTTTCTGCCACATGGTCATAAATGTCTGTAAATGCAATCTGTATGCTGTACCTTGCACCGTCATCCATCTGCCCGATCAGGTCGCTTAAGCCAATAGCATAGCTGTCTGTTTCACTGCCAGTAAAACTAGCAATAATTTCATTGGCAAAATGTTGTTCCTTTAATCCGTCCGGGCGCAGAATATAATAATCCTCGTCCCTGACAATCGTTACTTTTGCTGTGCCAGCAGAATCCCCGAAGGAAGGGACTATTGTTAATGGTAGCTGCTCTAAATAATTTGTTGTACCTTCCGATGATTCTGGTACTGTCTGGTCGCTTGTTTCCGTGGTAACATCGCCAGAATTATATGCAGTTGATTCCGAAACAAGATTTGTTGTCACGCTGTTTATCGCAGGTTTTGCAACAATTTCAACAGCCACAGAATCTGACCATGCCCCTTCCTTGCCTCCCTGTGCTGTAACCATTGCTTTTAAATAATGGATTTCTCCTACATTCCATAGATTGCTCAAAAGGCCACTTGCAGTATAGATTTTATTAATGTTTTCAATAGTTTCCGATAATGTCTCCATGCCGGAAGACATCATTAAAACAACGACGTTTCCATCTTTGCCTTTAACTGGCTCATCGTTAACCGCTTCCGCTATTTTTATGCTAGCTTTGCTGTTTCCGGTGTAGCCAACACTGCAAATAACTGTATCGTCCAGGGCAAGATAATTTTCTGTCGTTGCAAGCGTAGGAGTTGTTGGGGTCTCACTCAGAGATACGGAAACCGTATCAGACCAAGGAGATAACACTTCCTCATCCCCGGACGTATCCCGCAATCTTACGCGGAAATAATATGTTTTTGCCGATTCTAGGGACCCGATATGCCACGTGGTTTCCCTGTCCTCCACGTCATAAGTAGTTGGGGCTTCCGTACTAATCCATGCGTCCTCGTGGTCTGCCCACGCAACGGTAGCCGCATCCGCATTTTTCCACGACCAATCCCATGTTAGTTCCACGGTATCAGATGCCACCGCCATTGCAGTTATATTTTTCGGTGGGACTGCAATCTTTCTTGTTTCCGAATAAATCCACCCAGACTGCATGAGGGGGCTAAGTTTGTAGGTGGTGCCAGACGCTCCATTTTGAGGTGTGGAAGTTCCGGTAAAATTTTTGAGCGCAATCTGGTATTCGGTACCGCCAGAAACGTCCGGACACGCAACTGTGATTGTCCCCTCTTTGTCGGTAATTGCAATAATACCTTTTTCCTCGTTGCCTATTTTCATCCAGACGGCTGTTTTAGCGTCAGGAACTTCCGTGTTGCGTTCAACGCTATTGATAGTAAGTGTTGTTCCTGTTGCCGATACCGTATCAAATGACGGGGATTTTAAAGCCCCTCGCGCCGCTACTCGTGGCTCAGAATATGCATATTTTTTATCGTGCGTACTTTGCACCCTTGTCCACATAATCTGGTCTTCCGCTATGCCGTCGTCCGTGTTGAAATCTGCTGACACCGTATAATCATGGTACGCAACGGTTACTCCTGTGCTCCATGATGTGCCAGTATATCTCTCTCCGCTTTCCGGCGTGTCTATAGCGTATTGTAACTCCATGGAATCCACAGGGCGGTCCCGCGGCGATGCCTGCACCCAGTTTGCCCATACATAGTGGCTAGAGAATCCTATCTCTTTGCTTCCTGTACTCTGTATGTTTGGACGCCCTGGGATACTGTAATAATGGTACGCATAACTCCAACCGGAATCTCCAGCACACCCTCTCGATTTTGCCCTTACAATACGGCAAAATGTCTTGTTTTGTGTCGGGGAACCATCCTCTGTTATTGCCCATGTGCCAGACGCTCCCGTGTGGGACGAATTAGAAAAACGAGCGTTTGCAATGGTGCCCTTATAGTTTATCATTAATGCGGTCTGTACCTGTGTCCTTGCAAAATGCCTTGTATCATTCGCCTCGTATGAGGTACTCCAGGTAAATGTACCTTTATTTGCGTCAGCATCATCAAGGGAATAAGAAACAGAAGGGGCATTTGGCGCATGAATAGCAAACGTTTTTGTGGAACGTGCGGCTGTATAGGTATGCTTTTTATCACTTTTTGTTTTGCCCTTTACCTTAAATTCTATCGCGTTTAATAATTTTGATGAGACAGGATAATAATTTTTTGCATTAAGTGCTACCGTTTTTTTAGTTGCTGATTTTCCTACCTCTATTTCTTTCCATTTTGTCCAATCCCACTTGGAAGCACCGGAATTTTTTGTATGTAGGCGGTACCACAGCCACTGCCCATCCTCATATTTTTTCGCCGGTATCTTCCAAGATATTGTAAATTTCAGATTGTCTCTCGATATAGACAGGCCGCTGGGAGCAGCAGATTTTTTCTTTTTCTTTGCCATTATGCCATTTTCACCTGCCTTCTAAGCTCGCTTGCCATCCTTCTTCCCCATTCTTCTGGGTTATCTGCACCGTTTACAGTTACATTAATAGTTACATCGTTTTTTGTTCCCCGTGTTGCCTCTCTAATGTCACTCATCAGCCTGCTACGACCGTATAGCATTTCGTCTCCTGCTTCTCCCGCCCCAAACAATGTGGCATCAGAAAATACATATGGACTTTCCATAGCCTTTTTATACCAGCTAATGTGGAATGATGGCAGAGATCCCTTTCCGCCAATACCAAATGGAGCCTTTCCGCCGGAAACACTCAGATGCGGTAGGTTTAGGTGTGGAAGAGACCAGCTAAACTTTAAGGCACTCTTAAATCGTCCAGGGAAACTTTTTACCAAGGATGCCGCCTTAGTAAAGATACTTTTAACAGCTGATGGTATCTTAGTAAACGCCCCTTTAACGGCGGATAAAATCCCGTTGCCCCTAAATGCCCCTTTGAATCCGTTTACGGCATTTTTAGCAGCAGTCTTCAGGAGCGATGGGAGATTTTTGACCCCTTTTATTATTCCGGTAACAATATTTTTGCCAAGCGAAAACCAGTTAAACGCTGTAAATACACTTACAATGGCTGTAATAATTTTAGGCAAATTAACAATTAACAACGGAATCGCACGAACTAAGCCAATCGCTAAATTTGTTATGATTGTTACTCCTGTTGCAAGGATTTTCGGTGCATTGTCGTTAATGATACCGGCTAAATTTGTTATGATTGTAGGTACATATGCAATCAGTACAGGTATGGAATTAATCAATCCCTGAGCGATATTCTGGATAAGTGTCAGGCCTGCATTTATTAGTTTTCCCGCGTTGCTTCTCAGTGATTCCGTAAATTGCGTTAGCATCGGCAACGCCTGCCCCAAAAAGGTTGGGATGCCTTGAGTCATACCACTGGCGATAGTCGTCAGTAAATTAACACCGACCGAAGTAAATACATTTAGCCCCGTGGAAATCGTAGAGGCGAGATTGTTTAGTAGCTGGCCGACAGCAGTTGTAATGCTGCCAGAATTTTGAGTAACGCTCGAAATTAAACCGTTTATGAGGTCACCGCCGATTTTTGTCAGCCCCGGCAACTGACCACTAAAATTAATCGCATCTTGCGCCAGTTTGGAAAGAGCACCACTTATGCCGCCGGATTCCATCGCCTCAGCTAATCCACTAACCTCGCTTGTTATACCTTTGATGGCACCACGGATAGTACCTGAAAAAGTATTGTAAAAGGCAAGCTGTAAACCTTCTGTGGCACTAGACAGCAAAGTTATATCACCCTGCAAGTTATCTAACTGTGTAGCCGCCTGCTGTGCCGCAGAGCCGGAAGAATCTTGTATTCCCTTCCAGAATTTTTGTACAGTCGCGTCACTTGATGCGGTCATTTTGTTAAATGCCTGTAAGCCTTGCGTTGTAAAAATCGTAGCAAGAGCGTTATTTTTTTGCTCTGCTGTCATGCCCTGCAAGGAGCCATTCAGCTCGTTTACAAGGTCGTTAAAGTCTTTTGCTTCACCGTTTGTTTTGTAGGCGGATACCTTTAACTGATCTAAAGCTTTTGATGCATCATCAGTCGGAGTATATAGGTCTGCCATTGCCCTATTTAACGCCGTAGATGCCTCAGAGCCTGTCACGTTCTGCTCTGCCAAGCGGAGTAAGGAAAGCGTGACACTGTCCGCCGCTTGGCCGTAGTTTTTTGCTGTGGCGGCAGAGCCTGAGAAAGCCTCTCCAAGGCCTCTTACATCCGTATTGGCAAGAGTAGCACCCTTTGCCATCAAATCGGCGTAATAAGATGCGTTACTCATCGAGTCGCCAAAGCCTTTTACAGCTCCGGCGGTATATGATGCCGATTCTTCCAGACTCATAGCACCGGCAGAAGCAAGGTTAAGCACTGTCCCGATGCCGCTAATCTGCTCATCCGCCGACAAGCCGGCTTGGGCAAGAATGTTCATGCCTTCGGCCGCTTCCGTTGCGGTGTACTTTGTTGTGCGCCCCATTTCCTCGGCCTTGGCTTTGACGTTTCCTATTTTGTCTGCGGTTGTTCCCATGGTAGCTGCTACCTGAGACATCGCAGTATCAAAATTCATTCCGGCATCTATTGATGTTTTTGTAAATGCAACGGCGGCGGCAGAACCAGCCACCATGGCTGTTTTAGCCACTTTCCCGACTGTTTTAAATGCCCCGCCGATTTTTGATGTGGACGAGCTGGCGTTACCTTCTGCGTCTTTCAGCCCCTGCTTATATGCGGTGTCTTTGATTGCCAGAGTGACAAACAATTCCATCACATTCAATCACTCATCACCACCAATCCGGCTTTTTTAATGACGTCCGCGGCTATTTCTTCGCCAGTCTTTGTTACTGTTTGCTTTTTATCGCTATTAATTAAATCAAAAAATGATACATAGAGATATTTCCCACCGAACGCCTGCGAAATGCTTTCAGTCACATATTTCAGCCCATCGGCCATGTATCGCTTGTAAATTAATTCCTCTGTATCGTCTAAAATCTTAGCTTTGACATACAGAAAGAAGCCTTTTATGCTTTTTCCTCTGTATTCTCCTGCGCATCTCCAGAGTGTCCGTCTGTTGCGCCTGTTGGCACTGAGAAAAAAAGCTGACGTACCTCCGGCTCATTGACGAGGTCAACCATACCTTTGATAACGTCCATTAATTTATGCTTTTTCTTGTATTCCTCAACTGTCTGTAATTCAAACGCCGCTAAGATTCCGATTACGTCATCTTTGTGTGTTTTTAACAGCCTAGGGGCTGTTTTAGCGCCCCTAGCAAAGATTTTGATGTATTTATCACCTTCCCGTGGCGCAAGTTCCCGGCACAGTTTAAGCGCGTCATCATCGTCTGCAATGTTTCCGATATGCTCAAGGGAATTCGCAATGGCTTCTAAACCCTGTTCTGCTGTTAATTCTGATAATTTCATGCTTTACCTCCTACGCCGCTTCGCCTGTTTTGATATAAACCTCGTAAGGTACTGTCTCTGCGTTCTTAATGCTGTAATGTCCTGTGTATTCGAAATCAAAATTTCCTTTGGATTTATCATCTGATTTAATCTTAAATCCGCCCGTTGAGAGTGCATTCATAATTTTGATCGCGATAAATCCGGCGGAATCCCCGGAATTTTCGTCCGAATAGTCGCCAATCCACCAAATATCCTTAAAATCTTCTGCCTTTAAATCTGCCCTTGGTGTTACTTTGTTTCCCGCTACGTCTGCCGCCGCCATAAAACTTTTAGCCTGTGCGGTATCCATTGTAACGGCTGTGCCTGATAATTTTACTTCGATAGATTCGATTTCCTTGAGTTCCATCGTGTTTTTAGGCACATTATCAATGTCTTCCCCGAAATCCGTAAAGGATGGCTCCGCGCTAAAGCTACAACCGCCGCTGGTTGCCATGAGGATGTTAGTTGCTGTTATGGCACCCGTTTCCGGCTCAAAAGCTGATACAATAATACCGGCGTTAATCTGTATTTTTTTGAAAAGGTCAGAAGGTACCTGCGTATACTTCATTTGCTCACCTCATTAAATAGTTATAAATTGCATAGTTATTACTGTGTATCTGCGTACTATTGACGAGTCGGCTTCATCGACCAAGGGAGTCCACGGTTGGTCCTGCGATAGGAAAATTACTCCATCATCGCATTTTACCGTGATTCCCCCTTGCAATTTGTCGCTGATTTCTTTTGCCTTTTTGTTTGGGACTGCCTCAGATTCTGTGTGATACCAGACATTTACAGCACTAGCGGCGGCTGCGCCTGTCCACCAGTTTGCTATAATTGGTTCATACGTGATAAACGGAAAAGCGGTATCCTTCGGCACCCTGTTAGACGGATACGCAGTTATGCCGAAGGATGACCAAAATTGATATAGTGCCGCTGTCGGGGTCATGACGTTAACTCCCACTTTTCCGCCATGACCTGTGCTATGTCTAAATTGGACGATGCAGGGGTTTCTTTTTCTCCTGCATTTGATGTAACTCTAAAAATTTTTCCGTCTTTTGTTTTTAATACATCGTGATAGCTCAGTTTTACTGTTTTAGCTGTAGTGATCGTATATGTTGCTGTTACCCCCTCTTTTTCCGCCACTCTGGCAGACATAGAGGTATCTCGGACTATTGCCGCCTGTATTTTAGCGCCCTCGACCCACTCGGTGATAAATCCACCCTCGCCGTCAGAAGTACGCTTTTTATCCATGAGTATGCAATCTTGTAAAAATTCATTGATTAAACTCATGCCATTTTCCTCCATGGGTTCAGGCGTGCCCTAAAGGCATCTTGCCATGTGTAGGTCTCGCCTTTGCTATTTGTTGCCCTGCTGTACGAATAACCGCCAAATGACTCCGACTGATACGCCCCTAAATTGCCGTTTTTCGCCTGCCACTCGCTGATTTCGTCCACCAGTGATAAAAACGGTTTAGGGATAGCCAGTGGAACCACTACGCCATCAAACGTCTCCTCCTGTAACGGGGCAGTATCGCCTTTGCGATACTGATAAACCCCGTCATTAAAAATAGAGCCGCTTATCAAATAATACTGCCCGTCCTGTAAGGGGAGGCGAATCGCGGTGTCAGAATAACGTAGGTCTTTGGCATCTGCTGTTACATCTGTATGCGTGTCAAAAATCCATTCCCCGATTGTTATTTTGCCTGTGATCGCCGCCCCCTTGACCGGGAAGAAATTGTGAATGTGGTTCATGATTTCATAAAGCACTCAATCAACCCCTTTTATTTTCCGTTCGAACTTACTTTCGAAACGGTGCTTGATACTTCCGGAATAGTTTCTGTAGTTCCGACAGTAACTACGCAAACACCGTCAAGGTATTCTGCCCACAGTTTCATCCCCATAACGGCGTATGTTTCGCCTGTGGCGTTTGTATAGTTGCCTCCTGCGTGGAATCCAATCAGATTTGTTTCGCCAGATGTTGTGTAATCTAAGCCAAGCTTTTTAAAATCGCTGTCGCCGGGATCAACATAATATAAATCAATATTTTCCACTGGTATTGCGATGACGGTTTTTGCCGGGATGTAGTCGTCAGGGAGGAGGAGCAGTGTGGAGAAGCCGAAGAAATTTTTGATATACTGTAATCCAAACATTGTCTGCACAGTAATCTCTTTGTCACCTAACCAGTCGTAAAAATCCATTACATTTGCAAAACCTACGACTTCGGTTACGTTTCTGTTCATCCCTGCAAATTTGTTGAGTACAGCACCTTTTGCGATTGTCAGTGCTTTCTGCCATTTCTTCTGTGTGCCTTTTAATGTTCCGGTTCTTAAAAATGTGTAAAAATCCTTTAAAACCTTGTTCTGCAGCTCAACCATAAAGGCATCATCTGTCTTTTCGATCGCGACTGTTGCGCCCCATTTTGCCACAGATTCAAGGGATAAAGATTTGGCGTATTTTTCTACGACAATATCTTCCCTTTTACTTTCTACAACCTTAAACTGTGTAAAAGGGATTGCTTCTCCCTCGCCCACACTTGCGCCGCCCTGTAAGGCCTCATCTTTCATCTGTGCTTCGTAGGTTACTAAGCTAGTGCCCGGCTCTTTTCTAATAGGTCTAACGATTCCCAAGATGGTTCTTAATGCATCCCAGTTTTTTTCAAATCTTGTTACAAAATCAATTTCTCTCGCTTTGAGAGTGCTATCTGTATTTAATACAGTGCTAGTAGTTACTCCTGGCATTGTTTACTCCTTTCAAAATCCAAAAAGTTCGTGATTTTCCGCAATCGCTTTCTGACGTTCGCCTGCATCTTTAATTTTCATGATTTCTTCCTTGGTCATTTTCCCCGGTTCTCCTCCCGGTGGATTTGATACGTTAGCGCCTTGAGTCGTTTCAGTTGTAATATAATCGGCATACGTTTCTTTGATGCCTTTTTCTACCTCTGTTGCGTTCTCAATTTTGCCGTCAGCTCCGATTTTTAAATTATCAATAGTCTCTTTTGATGCTTTCAGGGCAAGGTTAATTACTTTGCTAGACACGCCGGAATCTTCAAGCATCTTTTTGTATGCGGCTTCTTTCGCATTGTACGATGCCTTCTTGTCCTGCTCGGCTTTGTAGTTCTCAAAACCTGCGTGTTCTTTCTCATACTTGCCTTTCCAGTCGTCCTTTTCATAGTCCTTCAATTTCTCCTGGAGGTCTGGGACTTTCTCTGCGTCCTCTTTGTATTTACTAATCTCGTTCTTGAGACCCGTAACGGTTGCAGAGTGTTCTTCGATAATCGCGGAAACCTGCTCGTCTGTAAGTGTCATGCTTTTTAAAAAAGCTCTTGTTAATGCCATTTGATTACTCCTTTTCTTTGAGGGATTTCTTTCCCTAAATGACTTTATATGTAAATCACAGTACTTCGTGATTACTTACTAAATAATTTTGCAGCTTTAAGGGATTTCGCCCCAAATTTGCCGTCAATTTTTAATTTACATTTCGACTGGAAAATACTAACTGCATCTTCTGTCTTTTCTCCATATTTGCCGTCAGTTTCTAATTTTGAGCCGATAGCCCAGTTTAAAAACTTCTGCAATTTCTCAATTTCTTCCCTTGTGTTTTTTAATACCGTGATGCCGTCTAAAAACGCATAGTAGCCGCGTGGCGGCAATTTAGGAAATTTCCCGGTGTATTTAACCTTTTTTGTTGTTTCTTCCTTCTGCACCGTCGCCGGGAAGTCGTGATACAAAATATTTAAATCAAACTTGCCGCCGTTGCCGGTTGAAACCTTGGCTGGAAACACGCCAGAGCTAGTATATTGCCACACCATAAGGTCGGCTACGTTTGTAGGCTTATAAGATTTGTTTGGTGTCGCTTTAAATGCCATGCGGTTATAGCCTTTGTAATAACGTGCAATCCACCAGTTTTTACACTTGACCTTGTTTTTATCAATATGCTCCGAAAAATACGACATCCCGGTGTAAACACCAAATTTATAGCCTCTTGACTCAACGACAGTCTGTGCCGCATTGATAATCTCGGCAATCTTTACTTTGCTTAGCCCTGCCTGCACTTTGTCTTCAATGTCAAACCAAACGCCGTATTTAAAATGCTTCTTACTAATCTTGTCGAGGATGTCGCATACAAGTTCCATGTCTGACTTAGCTTTTGCCACTGTAGTAGCGTATGTGTAGTTATACACGCCCCATGGGATACCTAATTTCTCACACTTTTTATAGTTCTCCTCAAATTTTTTATCTTTGCCTAAATCCTTGCGGATAATCTTAATGATCGCACCATCGCAACCGTATTTCTTTACTTTCTTCCAGTCAATCGTGTCGTTGTATGTAGATACATCAATAATTTTTCTCTGTGTCATTTTCTCACCCTTTCCATCTCAGCACATATAAGATTTTCTGGTTGCTGTTAATAATCCTATGTATCTTTTTGTATGTTCCACCTGCTTTTTTAGTATTTGTACTAGCCTTTCCAGCATCCCACCAGACCATTTTATTGCTCTCGTTTATTCCTGCAAAAATGTTAGTATGTAGGCGATAAAGGCAAATGTCTCCAGGCTTTAATTTACTTTTATAATCCCGCGGCAACTTGTTGACTGTAATCAGTTTGTAGTGTTTTAACATAGCTGTCTTGGTCCCTGTTCCCTTCCAGACGATGTTTCCGCTTTTATTGCAGTAAAACATCTGCCCGGCCTTGAGGATTCCTAACTGCTGTAAGCAATAGCACACGAACGATGCGCAGTTGCTTACCTTTTTCTTCTTTGCGCCCGCCCAGCTATTCGCCACGTTTTGAGAGTATTTAAATTTTTTATCAACAAAATACTCCGCCGTTTCCTTTGCCTTGACGAGCAAAGACAATCTGTCCATTATTCCATCGCTCCTTTTAATTCATCTGCAATGATTGCTGTGTATTCTTTCGCGTAATTTGCCGCCGCCGGTTTTAAATACGGCTGCGCCCTCTGACCGTTTGTGATGTGCCATTGTCCCTTATCGTCCTGATAAGTCCACGGGGTCTTTCTTCCTCCCTTGTAATACACGCCAGTTCCCAGTTCCACATAGGCGGCGTATTCTTCGTTGCTGCCTATTGTTTCCGTGAGATTTTCCAAGTCGGTCCGATGCGTAATGCTGTTTCTTAATGCGCCCGTATCGACCGGGCAAAGGTCTTTTGCGTGCCCTTCTGCGGCGGCTCCTGCCTGTTCTAATGCCCTTGCAAGTGCCATGGTGGTTTTAAGTATTACTTCGTCCACGTGACTCACAACATCAATATCCGCCATTATATTCGCCCCCTTTGCGTTGCTAACCATTCGTAGTAGGTCATGTCTTCTATGACTTCGTTTCTGCCTGTCTCTGGGTTTCTGACGCGTATCATTCGCGGTTGTGCTAGTTCGGCGGGTAGTGCAGTTCTCTGCGTACAGCGGCAGTTATAAACTTCCGCCGGGATTCCACTTGGGTCTCCCGGATACATGAGACCGTTTGAGTACGCCATGTTAAACGGTACTTCTTCACCGTCTAACGCTCTGTGGCTGTCTCGTGTCCTCAAGTCCTTTGTTGCTGTCCAATGCTTAACTACATCAATTCCCATCTGGTAGGCTTCCTCGTATGCCGCCTGCCTGCCTCCATTCTGCGCTCCTGTGAATGCTGTGCGGGCGTTTCTAATCGCGGCAGTATGGTTCATACCTGTAACGTCTCGGAATCGCCCTGCGAGTTTTTTTATGCTGTCGCCCTGCAATATTCCTTGCAATAGTGCATTTTGCAATTTCTTCTTGTTCCAACGCACATCTTTGCTTTTTAGTACCCTCCGGGGCGGAAGAATCTTTTGTTTTCTGACCGTCAGCCGCTTAACTGTATGCTCATCTACCAAATTAAATGCAATATCTCCAATCTCTTTTATCTGTCTATCAGGCACAAGAGATTTAATCATATATGCCTCAAAATTGCGATTAAGGGCGATAACAAGGGGGGTTTTCTCATTGATGTATGCCGCGGCAATCTGGTTTGACTCTGTCAGTCGCCGTGCCATGTCCTCGCGGAGTGCTTCCCACCTCTGTCCTCTGCCATACTGATTCATCAGCCATGCTTCAAATTCTTTCTTGCTGTACTTTCCTGCCTGGTATGCCGCATATTCTTTGGCGTATCGGTTGGAGAATTGTTTAAAATAGTTTCTTGCTTTGCCGTCAAGTTCTTTTCCGGCTTGTTTATATACATCTGCTAACCGCTTTTCTAACTTTTGCAGTTCCTGCTCTGTCCACTTGTCGGATGGATACATAGTTATTCATCCCCTTCCGGGATATCTTCCGGCACATCTGGTTCAGGCGGCTCCGTGTAGCGGTTATATGATTCTTCGTCTAGCTTTGCCAAAATGTCCGGCACTTCCTCTGGTGCGACAAACGGTAATTTTTTTAGGATGGTTTCTTCGTCCAGATAGTTTGCTGCCTCAAGAATCATATCTGTACGCTCTTTCTCGTTACTGATTCTGTTCCGCTTAAATTGCGGTTCGTCATCAATCCCCGCAAGCTCCAGAATTTTCTCAATCGCATCGCCTACGAAGTACTCAAAATCATCTGCATTGTCGTCTAACGGTTGGTATGCCGCGTCGATATGGTCGTTTGTTGCCCCGGCGGCTATGGCGTGTACATCCAATGCCCCGAAGTCCTCGTAAATTTCCGACCGCATTTGTGTGAGGAACTCTTTTCTGGCCGTATATGGCGGCTCTTGTGTGTATGCCTGTACCTGCCCCTCCTCAGCCTTTGCGATGTGCTGAAATTTTAGGCGGTCTCTAAACTCTGCCAGCTCGTCGTCTGTCATACCGTCAGCGTTGGAAATTAGCCAGTACATCTGTGCGCAGTCGTCCAGATCATTGGCAAACCCGGATTGCACCGCGTCGTAGGCATCAATCTTTGACTGCATCCCCCTCAGGGTGCTTATATGCCTTTTGTTTCCAAACATTGGTACAATAGGGAGGCTACTATAGTTTTCTTCCCCGATGATTTCGGGTTCCAAATTGTTCGCAACCTCGACCCTCTGTCTGTATGCTCGTTTGGGAGCGTTCTCTTTTAATTCTCCGAATTTACTTTTTGCGCTGTAGGTTGTATATCCATCTACTTCGTACAGCACAACCTTAAATGGTTTTTGTTCGTCCAACTGCCAGAATCGTATGCCCGCCATCAACGCCCCTGTGTCCTCGTCCCACATTGGGGCGAACTGCGTAAAAGGAAATTCGTGCACGTGGTCCACATTCCAGAACAAGAAGGACTGACCATGGATTAATGCATTGTAAGCCGCCTCTTTAATCCGTCTGTCGAATTGTTTGCCTAGTTTATCTTTAACGCTCATATCGTTAAAAAAGACACCGTTTCCCAGACTGTACGAACAACGCTGTGTATTTAATTTGTGAAAGAAATTAGAGCATATCTGCGCATTGGATGAGAAATTGTCCACTTTTTTCTGACCCAATAAAGTGTAGTAAACACGCTGAAACTGCAAGATAGTCTCGTTTTCCTGTGCATCGTACTTGTCCGCTTTTAACGCCTCTTTGTATGCTTCTGTACTCTCGTGGAATTTTATAAACTGATTTATAAATTGCCCTTTGTCTTTTGCGGCAATGAAATCTTGATATGATAAATACATTATTATCACCCCAGAATTGATTTGTATTGTCTTGTTCGGCTGCGCTTGACGAGTTTTAATGTTTTTACAAGATACCTGATAGCATCCATTGCGTGATCTGACTGTTTTATAACTGCATCCCTGCCTTTGTCAGCCGCTGTTGGGTCCCATGCATAGATACCAAACTCCTCGATTGTGTGCGTGCAAGACGGGTCAAACGATAATTTGTCTTGTGTCAACATCGTCTCAACATCTGCTATCCCGTCGTTAACAGTGTTATCCGCCTTTTTGACCTTATGTCCTCTACTGCGTAACTCTACGATGAGAGCGGCGGCGGATGGGTCAACAATGACTAAATCATCTTTCTGCCCGTTTAGTGTGTCCTCTAGTCCTTTTACTAGCTCGCTGACCGGTTTCATTCGGTTGTTCTCCCTGCCTGAATAGTAGTATTCTTTTATACAGTGCCAGTTGCCGGTATCTACTCTTTTTTGCCATACAAGGAAGACGGTAGCGTTTTGCATACCAAAATCAGAGCTAACAATTATCTCTCCGCTAGTCTTTGCTTTACAGACGTGTCTTTCCTCTGAAAACATATCGTACACAAGACCTTCTGCCACTGCCCAGTTGCCTAGTATGTAGCGTTGATACCTGTGTGTCCCTGAGTATTCTTTTATCAGTTCGTCTACTACCGCCGGGGGTAGGCAGCCATCGTGTATGTTGTACGCCTGTTGGAATATATCTGCATCGGAATCCAGAAAGCCTTTGAACCAGTGCTTCGGTCCCGCCGGGTTGCACGTCCCATCAAAATGACTGTGTGGCGTTCTGAGACGAGATTTTAACATCTCAAATACTTCTTGGTTCCACGTCGTTACTTCGTCGCCGTATGCATACTCAATCGTTGCTCCCTGTATCCTTGCAACGTGTTTCTTGTTGTCAGCGCCTAGTGCATATACCTTTTTGCCAAATAGCTGTACTGTGTTGTCGCTCCGTATCTCGCCAACTAGCTTTTCTCCCCAAATCTCTCGCATGGGGTCAAGTATGTTACGTTGTAGCGTGCCTCTGGTGTTTCCCAACATCACAGCAAGCCCTAATCCTTTTAGATGTGTCAGGCGTTGAGGGATTACGATTGCGTAGTCCACAAACGATTTCCCGGAGCCTGTTGCTCCGGTCTTTACGTTCCAACGATGATTACAGCCTTGCAGGTATTCTGCCTGCTTGCTAGTCAATGGCACTATCGACACCCCCAAGGATTTCAATAGCTTTCGCCAGTGCTTTGTCACTTGCACTCTCTGACTGCGGCTTATCACGCCATTGTTCTGGTTTCCTGTTCTTCAACCAAAATATCTGTGCTGTTGTGTCCGGCGCAACGTGCTTCTTTGTTACTTTTCGCTCCGTCATTACTCCGCCTTCGTACTTTTCGCTCGTCTCCTCGTAGCTGTACCCTAACGCTCGTTGTAACAGGCTTTTTTCCACTTGCCTGTCCACAACATCTTTTCCCTTTTTTAAGGTATCGGCTAAAATTGGAAATTTTTTCTTCCATGTATACAAGGTATCTGGGTTAATGCCGATGTTCGCCGCAATCTCTTTGTCTGTGCATCCATCTCGTGCCCATCCCTCTAGCTTAAGCAACCCTTCTTGGGTCAGCCACTCCTGGTATTTACTTATCCCATTTTGGGGTCACCTCCTAAATACAACCATAACCTCGTAATGGATTGTTTACGAGGTTATATGAAAGGAAAGAAAATATGAAAAAAATCGTTTACACCAGTTGCATAGCGCAACTAGATACAAGTATAAGGAATTGCACCTTAACAGCCGCCGGGGTAAGACTAATAAGCGGCTGGTCCCTAAACACTTGTAGACCCGCAACCTGTATGGAACGCAAGGCACCGTGGGATAGGTGTCTTGCGTACTCTCTTTTACGCGGATGAGAGTTTACACTTTTACCACAAAAAGATAGAGGGGGTTATATCTCACAAAAAGTTACCAGTACTCGTCCGTACAAGTGTATTGTACGACATCTTTTAAGCCACGTTAGACAAACATAAAAAAAGAGGGGGAAATAATTCCCCCTCTCTAATATCCCGCATATTTCCCAGCCAAATTGGCGAAAGCACTAAGCCATCTGCGTATAGTCATTTCTGCATATCCAAGCTTATCCGCCGCCCCTGCTATCGTGTATCTATCCTCAAAATACACCAGCTGTACAGCTTTCATTCTGTCCTCACCGTTGTCCATACCCTCTGTCTGTTTTATCGCCTTGTTAATAGCGTACATCCATAGGGCTGACTGGGCTGTATTTTCTGCAATCAGTTTGTCTGGGTATTTTTTTACCTGCTTTACTGCGTGTCCGTACCAATCATGCTTAGGATTGCTCATCGTTCTATCTCCCCGTTTCTTCCAACTTTTTTAAACCTCACTCTTTGTAGCGCGTCAGGGTACTTTGTTGTATTGACTCCCGAAAAAAATTGTTTTAAATCTCTACTCCATGTAAGTTGGGAAGGTGTAAAGTCTTTGTATATTACTTCTATCTCAAGAGACTCGGAATTTACTACAACGTCCGTTACGATATATAATTCTCCTTTGAAGTGCCTGTATATACAACCAGTCATTTCTTCTTTCAAATATTGAGCGTCCTTCTGAATTTCCATTACGTCGGTAGAACGCCTTGTATCATATACAGCAGTTAACATCTTTCTTCCTCCTTTTAAATATACTCATTTCTTTTTTCCTTTCTTGTCTTCATGCTTCTATACGTTTTTTCGCTTTACAAATAAACTTGTTATTTCCTCCTGTTTAAAAATATGTGAGCGTATCCGTGGCGTTGTTTGCCATCAACTCGACTCGTTTTAAATATCTTAACTGATTCTGGATGTATGCATCGGAGTCTTTGCCTCCGGCCGCTCTCCAGTCAGCTATTCGCTTATCAACATCTTGCAGTACATTAATCGGAATCATATCAAGATTGATATCTTCGAGACTAAGCTGTTTCATCTTTTTGCTCCTTTCATATATGCTCATGCGCCGTTTTGCCTTTGCAATGTTCGTGATTTCGTGTATCCATCTCTTTCGCCTAATTTTTCTGCAATAGCTCTTATTACATTTACAGTTACGCCGTTTCCTGCTTGCTTATATAATTGACTATCAGAATTAACAAACTCTGCTTTTTCAAAATAGTCATCTGTCCAACCTTGCAGCCTAAAGCATTCTAACGGCGTTAGTCTTCTGATTGCTATGTAACATTGATATTTTTCATACCAGACCGCATATACAACCAGTTCTTCCGATACCTGGACGAAGATTCCCTGATTGCAACTCGTGTCGAGCGTGTTGGCGATTTCTTGTCCGACTCTTCTTCTTCTTGTCTTGCTGTTTGGCATTGAGAAGTTCACGCTGTCAATTCCCGCTCTGCATTCTGCATAACCTTGTTTTGTTGCTTCTTTGACTCCGATCGCGATTCCGCTATCTTGCCCTGCATGGTTCGATACTCCTTTATAATATCTTGCCTTCAGGCATCGTGCCTGCCCCGTCATCTTCGAGCCTTCACGACACAAGTCAATGAAGCATGGTAAAGCAACATGGTGTTCCCTTCCGCCGCCTTGACAAGTGCTTAATGCTTCTGTGATTCCATCTTGTGCAAATACCTGCGTATTACTTCTGTAACCGTCCCTGTGACCTATTATTTGAATACTATCTTCTCTGTCTGCTCTTTCGACAGGAAATACTTTTGCGGTACTTCTTCCTCTAAGATGTCCGATAATGAAGCACCTTTCCCGGTTTTGTGGCACTCCGAAATCTTTGGAGTTGAGCACCTGCCATTCTGCATCATACCCCCTCTGCTCCATTTCAATGAGCAGTCTGGCGAAATCCCATCCTCCATTAACACTAAGCAAATTCTTAACGTTCTCAATGAAAAGGTAAGTGGGTCTATTTTCTTCTTCGAGTTGTCCGATAAGGTACATAACTCTGAAAAACAAGCTTGAACGGTTTCCTTGAAACCCAAGTTGCTTTCCTGCAACGGAGATGTCTTGACATGGGAATCCGAAACACCAGCAATCTGCTTTTGGAATGTCTCCGGCATATACTCTTCTAATGTCATTTGCGTACCACTCTCCATTCCTGTATTCCTCCTTTAGTATTTCTTTTTGTCGCTGTTTCAACGGCATTTTGCTCAAAAATTCTCTTTGTTCCTGAGTAAGCAGATGCATTGATGTGTAACTTGCGGTTGCAAATTTATCGAATTCGCAAAACCCGACACATTCATGCCCCGCTAATTCCATGCCTCTGCGGAACCCTCCGATTCCGGCAAAAAAATCAATAAACTTCATTTTCTCTCCTCTTAAATATGCTCATGTGGTTCAAACGGTTCTGCGTGTTTTTCAGCTTCCTGCTCAACCAATCGGTTATACTGCTCCACAAATTCGTCCTCGCTTATATTACCTTGCATGAATTTTTCTGATATGCTCATGTAGGTGTCTGTTTTTGTTGCGCTGCTGTCCATTTACGCCTCCGATCATGTATCAATTTCGCTCCAATCAAATTTACAGCCACATTCGCCGCAGTATTTATTCCTGCTTTCTGCATCCGCCATTACTTGCCTTCCACACAAGGGACATTCATAATCAATGTCTCCATTTAATGCATCTAAGATAATCGGTTTTACTGGTTTGAGCTGTCTTTTCAGTAGTTCCACCACTTCCTCGCATTGTTTTTCATTTTCGCAGCTAATAGTAATGTCATTGCTATCATCATATTCGCTAAATGTTCCATCTTCGTTCTGGATAAGCATAATTTCTTTGTCCTCTAACATCTTTCATTCCCCCTTATTCTTCCACACACTTTCGTCCATTCCCCCGCAAATCTCTTTTCCTCCAAGTCGTTTGGGAAAAACTTTGTTTTTTTGTTTTTGTTTCCTCTGTTTCTCAACTCCCTTTCTACGGCTTCAATTTTCCCTTTTGATTTGGGTGTTTTGCGTAGTTCGCTCATTGCTTCCCTTAGTTCCTGCTCTGTGCATTCCACCAAGAATGCAGCTCGGTCAAGGCTTGGTATTTCATATAGTTTTTTCGCTATTTTGTTTTGTATTTTAGCAAAATCTTCGTCTTTCAGCCCGTATGGCATTTTTATTTCTCTTCCTCCTTCATCATTAACTCAACCCATTTTCTCGCTATTTCTTCTTGTGTGTCTTTAACATCGTCCCACGCGTCTGTGTTGCAGGCTAGTATTTCACAAATCAATATAACTTCTGCCATATTTTTACGTAAAGCAGCCTCTGCTTTTAACACTTCCGCTGGGGTTGGGTTAAATCCCATAATTGTCGCACGCATCGTTGCGGCTTTGGACAATTCATCCGCCGTTTCTGTTAATTTACCAAACAATGTGCCTATTTCTAAATGTTCTAACAAATAGTCTTCCACTTCACTGTTTTGCATTTCTTCTACTTTCATTTTCTTTCCTTTCCCCTCCGGAATAAATCCGGAGGAATCAATGGCATATAACTCCTCATGGAACCGTTAACGTGTTTCTGTAATGTGTATCTATCCTTAACCCCGGAGGGTGTCCAGCTTTAATATCTTACCCAGTCAAACGGCAATTTATTTACTAGCAGGCAAGCCGCGCCCTCCTTTCCTACCGCAAAAAGGCAATTTCGGCAATATTTATGCTCGTTGCAGTACTTCTTGAGTATTTTCGCCGCTTTTCTTGCTTCTGAGTCTCCTGTTTTTTTCATTACGCCACCTCCCTGATCGTGATGCCATACCGTTCAAGCATCAGCTTTCTCTTGATGATGTATTCCGGATTTTTTCTTGTGCGCGGGGATTTTACGTCCTCAACAACAATCTTTCCCTCTTTGTCTGTGTAGCGGAAATCTGCTGTATATGATACGGGGCGTTCTGTAGTGCCATCCTCTCGTTTCTGGCTGCCTATAAGGATGTATCTAGCCTGTCGCTCTAATCCTGTAATTTTCCCCGCTTCTTGCATCGCCGCAAGCTCTAAATAACGATGCATTTCTCTCTTGCTGTCAAACTTCCCATCTTTCGTAAAAATCTTTTTATTTCTAAACTTATTCACAGATAATTCCTCCCAAATGTTTTGATAAATTCTTCCCTCGTTCCGTTGTTCTCCTCCCAATACTTCTGCGCTAGCTCTTTGAGATACCTGTCTAGCGGTCCGTTGGGATTGCGATGCACTGCCTCACCACCGTTGGTATGGTGATTTAAACACAAATAAACTGTAAAACCATACTTTTCGGCTTGTTTTCTGTTGCTACTGCCATATAAGACATGATGTCTATGTAAATTTTGGGTTGTTTTGCAGAAAAAACACTCTTTTTTTGATTGTAGTACGCTATTCATTGCTAGAATCCTCGCTTGTGAAATGATATTCCATTAAATCAGCAATCATTAGGTATTCTTTTGCTATTTTTCCGTTTCGTGTTTCTTTTACCTGTTTTCTAAATCCTTCCAAGTCTCCATGGAAACACCCGCAATTAACCATTATTTTTTTATTTTTGCCACTATAAAAAGTTGTGCAGCGGAATTCTGTTCCGAAGCCCTGTACTAATGCATAATCTGCGTCGCCGTAAACCCTTGCGTTGCCGGAAACCCTTGCGTTGCCGGAAACCCATGCGTTGCCGTAAACCCTTGCGTCGCCGGAAACCCTTGCGTTGCCGCGAACCCATGCGTTGCCGCAAGCCCATGCGTCGCCGTAAACCCTTGCGTCGCCGGAAACCCATGCGTTGCCGTAAACCCATGCGTTGCCGGAAACCCTTGCGTTGCCGTAAACCCTTGCGTTGCCGGAAACCTCTGTATCGCCGTACACCAATGCATTGCCGTAAACCTTTGCATTGCCGTGCACCCATGCGTTGCCGTAAACCCTTGCGTCGCCGGAAACCCATGCATTGCCGTACACCAATGCATCGCCGGAAACCTCTGCATTGCCGTAAACCTTTGCATTGCCGTGCACCCATGCATCGCCGTAAACCTCTGCGTCGCCGTAAACCTCTGCGTCGCCGGAAACCCATGCATTGCCGTCTTGCGATACATTTTCTTCTTTCTCTACATATCCTCCAAGTTCTCCAGCTTTCACGTCTCCAAATTCAACCAGCGCTTTAATTCTGAATAATTTTTTTCCAAACGCATTTGTGATAAATTCTGTTGTTAATTCAAATTTTTTCATTTCTCTTCTTCCTTTCTTGGCTTCCATTTTCCTAGTATTTGTTCCAATTCTCTTGGGGTTAGCGTTTCAATTCCTAAGTCTTCCGCTTCCTGTATCGTGCCTTTGATTAGCTCACTCATTTCCCGGCTGTCGTAGGTGTGTGAACCTCGCATGAGCCTGTAAAACACTACCTCTTTGCCTTTTTCTAGCCGCCGTCCTATCGCAACCGTGTGAATGTCCTCTTTTTTGTACATGATGTTGGTTGGAACATTGGTTTTTAAAACTGCTATGTCCCCTTTTATCAGCTCCGGCTGTCCGTATCTGCCTATCATCAAATTCTTGGCTTCTGCCTTGCTCGTTCCGACTTTTTCCGCTATTTTGGTGACTAGGACGTGGAAATAAGCGTTTGCCGACAAGCTCCTTTTCTTGCGGAACGGTTTAATTATTACGGACAGCTTTTCCAGCTTTTTCAGTTCATCCACGCCCTTTATAAACCGCTCCGCCTCGTTGATTTCCAGGGTAACTGTTATCTTTTTGCTAAAATAATCCACCGCTAAGTTTTTTATTTTTCCAGTTAAATCCATGCTATTTTAGTCCTAATTCCTTCATGGCTTCGGCATATTGTTGTTGCGTCGTCTGGTACAATGATTTTAAACCTCTTTGACTTGCCCATTCTTTAATCTGGGCTTCCGTCATTCCTTTTTTTTGCATCAAATCATAGAGTCGTTTCGCCTCTTTCTCCGTGACAACCTCGTTGCGTTTGTATTCGTCTGTATCCGCGTCTTTCGAGTCGTCCAGAAGAAACAAGCTATTTAACGCGTATTTTCTCGCGTAGCTCGATGCTGAGCCGGTAACTTGTGCTGCATCCATCTTTTTTTTGCTTTCCTCCTCCCTGGCGTATGCTGTAGTGCGAAAACTGCCCTCGCTTTCTATGTCTTTTAAAATCGCTGTCGCCTTTATGTAAAATCGGTTGCCCAGCATAATAACTTCGTCGTTTACGGCTAATATTAAGCCTTCCCTGTCCAATAAAGGCTTTACTGCCTCATAGATGTCCTCTAAGCTCCTGTAACTATAGTCGCCATACTCACTGTATTTACTCTTTGGCACCTTTAATTCTGCCTGAATTCTTTGCAACTTTTTGTAAACGTCTCCCATCTTTCTTACCTCACAATCACGCTTTTTGAGGTCTCAATGTGTGCCCCTGCGACCTCTTTCCCGGCTTTAATCGCCTTTTTAATCGCTGTCTTGTCCGCCTGCGGCTCTGGAATCCTGATGTATTCCCCTGCCAGGCTGCCTAAGTCGTCAATGGTTACGGACTCGCTGCTCTTGTAGAATACACTTACTCTTGCCGTTTTAAGTTTTTCGCCGTCAAGAGCATGGGACAGATAGTCCTTGCACCTCTGTGCGGCATTCTCGCAACTTCTACGGCGTTTCGCAAGCTTTTCTTCCTCCTCTTTGATTGCCTTTGCTTCTGCAGCATAATTCTTCACCGCCAGTGCGATTCCCTCCACTTTTTTGTCTCTCTCAATGTTGAGAGCCTCAAGTTTTTCGAGGTCAATAATTTCTCCTGTTTCTTCGTCTACGCAGTCCATGATTGCACTGTCAATCTCGTATAGTGTCATTGCTCTTCTTCCTCCTCGTATCCCTGCTCATATTCGTTGTAACTTGCCGCACCTCGTTTGATTGCTTTATGTGCTGTTCTGCACTCATATTCTGCCTCAAGGTGCTGCGTCTTTAAATATTCTTTAGCCGGGTCAAATTCTCGTTCCATTTCCTGTCCCCCACGCCTCTTTAATGGCCTTGCTCAGTTCATTGTAACCTCTGGCGTATGCCTCTATCTTTTTCATATCGTTGCTTCTTTCAACGCCCAGTCTAAATAACTCAAGCAGTCCCTGTGCTACCTCTTTGTCTTTGACAGCAATCGTGACTTCCGCCGGGATCACTCCCTTCCCTGTCACTTCGTTGTCATATTCTTTCGCCGGAAATCCGGTTGCATTAATCATCGTATCCATAGCCCATCCTCTCTTTCTTTCCTGCTATCCAATCCCCTAACGCTCCACTACATTGTTCCGGGGTATAATTTTTATTATCCTGCTCTAATCGCTCAACTATTTCTCCCAGTGTGGGTAGTTCTGGTACTGTTTCTTTCTGCTCTATCGCTCCCGCCGCCTGTATCATCTTTTGGAGTTTCGGTGGATACTTGTCTATCTCCTTTTGTCTTTCTAACGCCGCTCTGTAGCTCCTAAGGAAATTTGACTGTATGACCGTCTGAAAGTCCGCCGAATCTACTACCGCCCAGTCATGGAGCGTCTGCGGCGTTCCTACCGCCTTTTGTAACGTAGGGGGCAGTTTGTTAAACTCCTCTCTGTAACCGTAAATCCCATTACTGCACGCCTTTGCCACTGTTGCCCATGCTTCCTGCTCACTCAGGTAGCTGCTTTCTGCTTTGAGCTTGCTGGCACACTCCAAAATATCTGCTGGTGTTGGTGGGAACTTGCCAGTTGTCATGTACATCTGTGCCGCTACGCTTATTGTCTGGTAGTCGTTGTTCTTGCCTACCAGGCGGTACCACATGTCCAACGCCTGTTCGTTGGGAACAAATCCCGGAGCCGTGTAGACGGTTTTTAGTGCGGCTACGATTTTAGAAAACTCCGAAATCGTCATACATTCCGCCTCCCTCCTGTTCTTTTTGCTCTTCCCGTTCTTCTTGTTCTTTCTTTTTCGCCCATTCTCTCACCTTGTCATACAA